CGTCTAAGCCCCTCGGCCCGCCGCCTCCTTCCCGCCGCCGAAGGCCTAAGCCCCTCAACGACTGAACTCGTCTGGGGCGAATTCTGGCTTCATCCCAAGTTCCGCGCCCCTGAGCACGAGGATTCAGAGGCCGAGATTCGCGAGATTACCTTGCGCTTCCGTGAGCTAATGTCCGAAGCCTTCGAGGACTAAATGGCCCGGCCACCCCTGATTCTTCGACCGGTTAAGCTAACCACTCACCTTCCCGAAGATATCAGGGCAAAGCTCGACCTTTACCTCTATTCGCCCTCGGAAGGCCGGGTTCCCAAAGGGGCGTATCAAAAATTCATAACTGAACGGATTCTAGAATTCTTTGCTAACAGAGTAATTAAACCATGACGCTATCGCCTGAAGACCAGACGTTTATCACCCATCTGAGGCTCCGAAGTCTCCCTGGAGCCGCCGACCCGCCGACGCTCGAGGAGATGAAAAGGGCCATTCTGATCCTCCGTGGAAAGCGAATGGCCGCCGCGGGGGCCAACGCAGCCTCGGGGGCGAAGAAGTCCACCAAGCCCACTGCCGCCGCAATAGCCAACGCCCTCGCCGACTTGGACGCCCTCTAGTGCCCCTTGAACTACCATCCCGACTTCGAAGCCGAATGCAGGATCTGTGGAGCCTCTCCGTGCGTAGTGGTGGACAACCATGACCAGGGCGAGACCAACCTCTGCGGTACCTGCTTCTTCGGCGACCGGTCGATGATCGACTGGCAAGAATGGAATAGTGAGGTGGAAGATACTGAGTGAGCAAGCAGAACAGGAAGTGGGCCAAGTACCTGCGCTGCGAGAAATGCGGATTGCTTTATTCGTCCCTGGTTGGGCGGATCAGTCGATGTAAGTGCGGGGGCAAGTTAAAAACCATAAGACCCAAGTTGAAGATAAAGGAGACTAAAGAATGAATTTTCCAGAATTGATCGATGCGTCGTTGCTTTCGGCTTTCAAATCTTGCCCTGAATTATGTCGCAAGACTTACTTCGAACATTTCAAGTCCAAAGCCCCTTCGGTCCATCTGCATGCCGGCGGCGCTTTTGCCTCGGGGATTGAAAAAACCCGCACTTCGTTCTATGTCGAAGGCAAGGACTCGGAAACCTCCATCGCCGAAGGCATTGGAGAACTCCTCCGTTTCTACGGCGATTTCCAATGCCCTGCCGACTCGGCCAAGTCCGCCGAGCGAATGGCTGGGGCTTTCGAGTTCTACTGGTCCAACTACCCTCTCGACCACGAAAATGATCCTGTTATCCTCCCTGGAGGCAAACGTGCCATTGAAGTCAACTTCGCCGAGCCCCTTCCCGTTAGCCATCCTGTCACTGGAGATCCCCTTATCTACTGTGGCCGAATGGACGCCATCCTTAACTATGGTGGAGGACGTTATCTCACAGACGAAAAAACTACTACTCAGCTTGGGGCTTCCTGGAGCCGACAATGGGATCTTAGAAGCCAGTTCACAGGATATGCGTGGGGAGCCAGGCAAATCGGGATTAAAGTGGACGGTGCGCTTGTACGGGGGATCTCGATCTTGAAGACGAAGTACGACACGCAACAGGCCATAAGCTATCGTCCAGACTGGGTGATAGATCGCTGGTATAGCGAAATGCTCGAGTGGGTGGAGGATTTGAAACGTTGCTTTGAAACTGGAAAGTGGCGGCATAACTTCGATCACTCGTGCGCGGAGTATGGAGGGTGTCAGTTCCGCGAGGCTTGTTCGAGCCAGGATGAAACGCCTTGGCTGGAGACTTACTTTGAGCGAAGGGAATGGAATCCACTTTTGCGGATCGAGACGAAGTTGTGAGCTACAGTGACGCTGAAATCCGACGCCTGAAAAAGGCTCTAGCGGCCGAAGAAGCAGAACTGGCCGAAGGCGAAACTGAGGAGAGCGACGACATGAGTACCCACAAGACGTTCGCCAAGATCGCCGACCTCATCACGACGACAGACGGCGAATGTCCGCCGGGCTACATCGAGGTCACCACCACGCTGCTGGAGCCGGGACTGCTTAATCTCGTTCAGAGCCTTGGCAAGCAACTCGCCGAGCGCGACGCGGAGCTTGCCGCCTCGCATATCGCAACCGAAACGAACTTCAATCTGTACCGTGCTGGCGCTGACCGCATCGCGGTGCTGGAGGCGAGCGCCGAGTATCACAAAGACATGGCTGCGAAATGGCAGGCAGAGGCGGAGGCCGATCTAGCCCGCATCGCGACGCTCGAAGATGAGCTTGCCGAAGTCAAGGAAGACCGCTACGCCGTGACACGGCAGCGTACAGAAGCGTTACATCGGCTTGACGAATATATCGCGTTGGACGCCGGCATGGGCGCGACGGTGTTGCAGCTGCGCGCGCGGATTGCGGTGCTGGAGGCGGCGCTGCGAGAAATAGCCGATTTTGCCGAGCAGTTTATCGGGGACGACGAAGATGGCGACGAGCGCATGTACAAGGTTCACGTCATCGCTGATAACGCCCTCGCGCCGCAGGAACCGCCATGAAGTGGACCGACAAGCACGGGCTTGAGCGCTGCGATTGTGCAGAGAGCCATGCCCGCATCGCCGAACTGGAGTCAGCGCTGCGTGATGTAAATCACTGGGGTATCCGGTATTTCGGCGGGGATGCGCGCTGGCATTCAAGCGTCATTGGAGAACGGATCAAGTCGGTGCTGGCCGCCCTCGCGCCCCGGACGGCGGGCGAGCCCCTGCCGAAACTCGAATGTGGCATGGGTTGCGGACGCACATTTTGCAGTCCTGAGGGGCGTGATCATCACATTGACAGCAGAGAGATAAAGCTATGAGCGAACACAAGATCCCCCGAAGCCTCAACAACTCTACCCCTTCCGAAGCCTTTCAAATCAACGATCCCGAAGTCGGCAAGACCTTCGCCGTTCGGGAGTTAACCGATGCTCAAATCCTGCGCTTTATGCAAAATGCCCTGGCGACCCAGCAGCACATGATGAACCAGGCGATGGCGGCATTGCAACAGGCTCACCAAGCCGCCGCGATGGGGGCGGTTCTGGGATACGAAGCGGATAGAAGGAAGAGATCAATCACGCTGGCCACAGGGGTGGACCTGGCGAATTTGAGGCGGCAATGACCAACGACGACATCCTTCGAATGTGCGATCGGGCTCTTCAGCTTGCTGAGGCGGCACTGATCGAGAAAGAGCGGCGAATAGTCGATCTCACCTACGAAAAAAGACAGCTAGAAAAGACGCTGTTCGAACGTAAGCCAGAATGATACAGTTCAAGCTCGAAATCGAAGAATCCTACCTCGTTATTTGCCCCTGGTGCTTCGACTGCTGGGCGCGGATCGAGGGTCAGGATCCTTCGTTCTTCCAGCATCGCTACGTCCCCTGCCTCCATCATCCCCAGGCCGCGGCGGCCTACGGAGTTGAGGTCTGTGGGTCGCTGGTCGAGGCAGAGCCGGGGTTGATTAACTTCCTCCCCCCTGATTTGATCCAAAGAGAATTTAAACTATTCTTCCCAAAGGAGACTTGATGAATGACTCAACCCCCCAAGCCCTCTCCCTACTCCCCGGTGTTAACGTCCTTCTTGAAGGCCCGACAGGAACAGGCAAGACCTATGCAATTGGAACCTTGGCAGACGCAGGAGTGGAAGTGTTCTATCTGTTCACAGAGTCCGGTCTGGAAACGACACTCGGATACTGGACAGATAGAGGACTTGAGATACCCATCAATGTGCACTGGAATGTGCTTGGCCGCGCTTCAGGCTCATTTGAAATCATGGCAGCCGCCGCTGACACCATCAACAGATTAGACCTTGCCTCGCTTTCTAAGATGCAAGACATTAATCGTGCAAAGCATAATCAATATGTGACTTTGCTGAAGACTCTAAACAATTTCAAGGACGACCGAACAGGAGAAAGCTTCGGTGACGTGCATTCGTGGGGACCTGATAGGTGCTTATGTATTGATAGTCTCAGCGGCCTTAACCCTATAGTCATGTCCTTGGTGGTCGGCGGAAAACCTGTTAAATCTCAAGCCGATTGGGGCCTGGCGATGGACCAGTTAGAAAAGCTGATTAGAGAACTAACCGACGCCTGTAAGTGTCACTTCGTTTTAACCAGTCACGTAGAGCGTGAAGTGGATCAAGTTCTAGGTGGAGTAAAATTAACAGTAGCTACTTTAGGAGTTAAACTAGCTCCAAAAATACCTCCAATGTTCAGCGACGTGATTCTAACTAGTCGAGAGGGAGATAAGTTCTTCTGGAGTACTGCTAATAGCCAAGCCGACTTAAAGGCACGTAACTTGCCTATCAAAGACCATATTACCCCAGACTTTACCCCTATAATCGAAAAGTGGAAATCTCGTGGGGGTGCCTTTACTTCTAGAGTCAAATCATGAACAGGAACACTATACACGACCTTTGGAAGTATGTAAAAATAGGCGGCGAAGACGAATGCTGGCCCTGGACAGGCGGAACGCATCAAAAAACTGGTTATGGTAAAGCTAGAGTCTATGATCGCTCAACAAGATTAGCCCATATACTGATCTTTGAGGCGGCTACTGGTAAGCAGCCTAAAAAGCCAGTGCAACACTCTTGCAACAACAAGCCTTGCTGTAACCCAAAACACTTACACGAAGGAACGTACTCTCAAAACCTTAATTACTACCATGCAACTGTTGGAGCTGAAGCGAAGTCAAACACAGGAATCAAAGGAGTAACATACAGTAACGCAACCAGACAGTACAGAGCAAGAACTAGTCAACACTGTTTATACGTCGGCCCGAGTGTATTTGCTGCTTGGGCCGCGCGTCTTGAATGGGAACTAAATCAAGTCTATTACTAGCAAGATCTAATATATAAATCAACCAAAGGTAAAGCAAATGAACGATTCATCTTTCGATCCGAACCAGTTTCTCGATGCCACGACCACCGAAGCCTTAACCCGCCGCCCTCCTATCCCCGCCGGCCTCGTTCTCCAGGGCATCATCGCCGACGCGGCGGCTCGATCTTGGGTCTCCAACAAGCCCGAAGCCAAGGTCAAGTCTGGCATCTCGATCGACTTTAAGATCGAGATTGACTTGACTTCCTATCCCGATGTTCTGGCAGTGGTCAAGATCCCCAAAGTCACTATGACCCCGAATGTGATGCTTGATATGAAAGAGGATGGGAAGTCGATTGATTGGTCAACTGGCAAGAACGGAGGGCTACGGCGCTACCGCGAAGCTCTGGGAATGAACAACCCTGGAGAAGCCTTTTCGATCCGCCAGATGGTCGGGCGGCCGATTTTGGTGAAAGTGAAACACCGAACCTACGAAGGAGAATTTTACGATGAGGTGGATAGCGTAGCCAAGGCCTAAACGAACTGTCAACTCGCCAGGGAACCCTCACCCTGGCTCTTTTTCGGCCGCCGCCCGCAATGAAACTACGTTACCAAACAGAAAAACCAAATCCAGTTGAAGCCGATATCCCGTTGGCTGTCCGCGAGTTTGGCATCTGGATGTGTTACTGGCCTGGTCTTACCCTTAACGAGTACCAAGCGGAAGCAACAAAACGTGGGCTGGCGCTTCACGACGACGGACTTATAGAGATTTTGGAGCTTTCTAATGATCCCCATCCAATTTCCTGAATCCAACGCAACCCTGGCTAGCGAGCAAGAAGAATACGAGCCTCTTCCGGTTTACGTCTGGCCGGGGCTCGAGCGGCGGATGGCTTTCTGCTGCCGCCTGTCGGACGACGAAATAGCCAAGATCGTGGAAACCAGGACGATCTGGCTTCAGCAACTCACTTTCTGCGCACCCTTTCAGCCTATTCTGCTTTCTGTCGAACGGCCTGAAGACATGCCCAGTTCACCTCGCAAAAATCCTTACGAACTAAAGGACAAATAGATGAAGCGTCTGTGACTTAGGCCCACCAGGTAATCAAGCACGTATAATGAATCGAGTTGACGTGTGCGAGTTAGCGACCCCCACATACTAAGACGCTTCAATTATTTATCTTAAGGATCAAAGATGAAAGCCATCAAGCTAACCGACATTGGAATCGCTTCCAATCGCCAACGAAAAGAACTCGCCGCCGACCAGTTAATCGAACTCGCCGGTTCAATCGCCAAGAACGGGCTCTTGCATCCTGTAGTGGTGAGGGAGAACGTGGGCAACGGATACCTCTTGGTCGCAGGGGAACGGCGGCTCAAGGCCATCGAGCACCTTTGGGTCATGGGCGAGAATCTGCGATGCGGCGGCCTCGAGTTTGCCGAAGGGCTGATCCCTTGCACCTACCTAGGCGACCTCGATCCAGTAGATGCTTTCGAGGCCGAGCTTGAAGAAAACATTCGCCGCCTTGATCTCGACTGGCGCGATCGTTGCATTGCCACCTCTCAGCTCTTCGAGCTACGTAAACTCCAGGCCGAAAAGGCCCAAGCCGCCGCCCCGACAGTCGCTGACATCGCCATTGAACTCCGGGGGTCGAGCAAGGGGGATTACCAAGAATCTACCCGCCGTGAAATCATCATGGCTCGTTATCTCAAGGACCCTGACGTCGCAGCTGCCAAGTCTGTGGACGAAGGGTTCAAAGTCATCAAACGCAAGGAAGAAGCCGCTCGCTCAGCCGCCCTGGGGGAATCAGTCGGGAGGGTATTCAACGCGCAGTCACATACCCTCCTGTTCGGAGACTGCTTAGCGGCGATGAAGGGTATGAATACTGGAACATTCGACTGTATCCTAACGGACCCCCCGTATGGAATCGACGCTCAGGACTTTAACGACTCGGGAGGCAAAGCAAATGCGGCTGGACATACCTACGATGATAGCCTGGATTTATGGCGGCTCCTCATGCACGCTTTCGGACGGGAGTCATTTCGTGTTAGTAAGCCCCAAGCGCATGCGTATATTTTCTGCGACATTGATAATTTCCTGGAGCTTAGGGCTCTTATGCGTACCGCTGGCTGGAAGGTATTTCGTACTCCACTGGTATGGCACAACCCAACTTCCCAGCGAGCTCCTTGGCCCCAGCACGGACCTCACCGACGCTACCAAATGTGTCTCTACGCCCTCAAAGGCGACCGTCCAGTCCTCAAACTAGCCCCCGACGTTCTGGAGTACAAATCAGATGAAAATCTCGGTTGGGCGGCTCAGAAACCTGTTGGACTCTACACGGACCTGCTTGCACGTTCTTGTCGCGCTGGGGATTCTGTTCTTGATCCGTTTTGCGGGACAGGGACTATCTTTCCTGCAGCGCATGGTGGAAAGATTAGAGCGACGGGGATAGAGATGGATGCGACGGCCTACGGAATCGCTGTCAAACGACTTGGAGAACTGAAATGAGCCACAACGTAGTCAATTCGCCCCAAGGTGAACAGGTCATCAAAGTCCGTCCCAAAGACATTCGCGCTCTAGGCTTAATGCCGCGAGACGTTGAAGTAATTGGCAGCATAGTCGCTGAACCCCAGTCGTTATGGGTACCAGAAACTGAACGCTACGTTTACCTTCACATTAGATCAACTGTGTCCTTCAGCAGACCGGAGCGAGCGCCTCTTTGCATCGAAGATCTTTTTGAGTTCTACAACCGCTATATCTCGTTGCGTAGAGACTGGGCGGCTCAACTCGAACAAGAGTTAGCTTTTTTCAGCCAGTCTGACCAAATGCCCCGTCATGCTCTGCCGACCTGAAGGCCCAATCCCCGCCCGTATCATGCTCGTGGGCGAGGCCCCTGGGTTCGACGAGGAAAGAACGGGCTATCCCTTCCAAGGCGTCAGCGGCCAAGAACTCAACCGGATGCTGGGGGAAGCTGGTATAACTCGTTCTGAGTGCTTTATTACTAATGTTTGTAGAGTACGACCACCGAACAACGACCTCAACTTATTCATTGCAAAGGCCAAGAAAGATGTTACCTCCCAACACCGAGAACTCAAAGGTAAGTGGTGTCTGCCGCCTGTCATCGACGGACATGCATTATTGGCTAAGGAAATCTCGCTGGTCAAACCTAATGTTATCGTTGCGCTTGGCAATACGTCATTATGGGCACTTACAGGCATTAGCGGTGTTACAAAGTGGCGAGGTTCCATGCTACACACTACTGGAGATATGGGGGCTACCAAGTGTATCCCCACCTATCACCCAGCCGCCGTCCTCCGCGAGTGGTCCTGGCGCGCAGTCGCAGTCTCTGACCTTAGGCGAGCAGCAGGCTTTCGGGATGGCAAACCCTATCCCAAGCCAGAATGGAAGTTCATTCTACGACCAACTTTCTCGCAAACGATGGAATGCCTTAGTGGAATCCTCCAAAGACTTGACGGAAAAACGAGAGATACTAGCAGCCCAGATTCTCAACCAGGCCTTCGCCTCTCCTTCGACCTCGAAACCCGAGGAGGCCACATCGCCTGCGCAGGACTCTCCTGGACCCTCTGCGACGCCATTTGTATCCCCTTTATCCACGAAGGATTCCGAGACTACTGGTCCGCTCCCCACGAAGGAGAAATAGTATGGCTCCTCCGCCAAGTCTTGACCCATCCAAATGCGCAAGTTGTGGGTCAAAACATTCTCTACGATGCTCAATATACCTTCCGTCATTGGCGCTTTGTACCGAATGTCGTACAAGATTGTATGATATCTCAGCACTCGATCTTCTCAGATTTGCCGAAGAGCTTGGCATTTCAGGCGAGCATGTACTGCAAGTATTACAGCTTTTGGAAAGACGAAGGAAAGAACTGGGATCCAAAGCTAGGGGAAGAATCACTCTGGCATTATAACTGCCTGGATTGCGTCTACACCGACGAAGGCGGCAGGGTAGAACTCGATTTAGTCTCCAAACTCAAACTGGAACCTGTCCATGACTTCCAACAGAAACTATTTTGGCCCGTTTTGCAAACGATGCTGCGAGGAGTTAGAATTGATCTCGATCGCCGGAAAGCTCTTACCAGCGAAGTCACTGCAGAAATTGAACGACGCAAGGTTTTCCTTAAGGATCTCCTTGGACACGAAATCAATCCTCAAAGCCCAAAGCAAATGTTTGCTCTGTTTTACGAGGATCTTGGACAACCTGTAATCATGACCCGGGCGAAAAAGGGACAACCCGCAAGGCCAACATTAAATGACGACGCGCTCCAAACAATCTCGCTCCGCGAACCGCTTCTCAAGCCTATCATCAACGCCATCAGCGATATACGCACCATGGGCATTTTCCTCTCCAACTTCCTCACCGCCGAGTTGGATGAAGATCAAAGAATGCGCTGCGCCTATAACATCGGAGGTTCCGCCAGTGGAAAATCAGCTCCCAAAACCTATCGCCTTAGCAGTTCAGAGAACGCTTTCGGATCTGGGACCAATCTTCAGAATGTACCTTCAGAGAAATCTAAGTCACTCGGAAAAGCAGCTGCTAGAGGATCTACCACGGGGCTTGGCGACCCGTACAGTTACCCGAACATTCGTAGCATGTTTATCCCAGACGAAGGTTACACCTTCTTTGATGGTGACCTTGACCGCGCGGATTTACAGGTAGTGATTGCGGAATCAGGGGATGAGATGCTCCGAGCCGCCGTGGCGATGGGCGTAGATCTTCACCTGATGAACGCCTACATTCTCCAAAACCAAAAGGTTCCCGATCTTTCCGAGCTGGTCGAGGGGCATCCTAAATACCTTCAATGGCGGGCGCCTATGAAGATGCTCAGGGAATTTGCCAAAGTGTTCGTACACGGGACAAATTATGGAGGCCAACCACGCACTATGGCTGCTAATACCGGATGGACTGTTAAAGAAGTTGAACGAGCTCAAGGCCTTTGGTTCGGTGCGCATCCTGGTATCAAACGCTGGCATGATAGAGTTAAGAGTCAAATTAACCGCTCCCGTTTCATTGAAAACAGATTTGGTTATCGCTGGTACATCTTTGACCGAGTGGATTCAATCGTCCCCGAAGCCATCGCCTGGGTCCCCCAGTCAACCGTCAGCGTCGTTATCAACAAAATCTGGATGCGAATATATAGCGAGCTGCCCGATGTGCAAGTACTCTTGCAAGTTCACGACAGCCTCGCCGGACAATTTCCGAATGATAGACTGGATCTGCAAATGCGGATTCAAGAATGTGGGAGAATCGAAATCCCCTACGAAGACCCCCTCGTCATCCCGTTCAGCGTCAAAACGTCGGAAGTGAGCTGGGGGGCATGCGCATGAGCTGGTATCTACGAAAGTTGGGAATAACTGATACACACCCAGTATATCGCGCTTGGTGTGACATGCGACGACGCTGTACAAACCCAAATACTAAAAGTTATAAGCATTACGGAGGCAGAGGTATAAGCTATTGTGCTGATTGGGAAGATTTTAGAAACTTTTATAGGGATATGTTTCCTACTTGGCAATACGGGTTGCAGCTAGACAGAGAAGACAACGATCTTAACTATAACAAAGATAACTGTCGTTGGGTTAATAGAACAGTTAGTATGCGCAACAGGAGCTACAATAAGGTGACAATGAGTTTAGCAGATGAAATACGAAGAGTGTATAAATCAGGTAACGTATCTCAAAGAGAGTTAGCTGAAAGGTACGGTATAAGTCAGCCAAATATAAGCTTGATAGTGACAGATCAGACCTGGATATGAGAAATTTTCCAGACTGGTTAGCTGCGTACATAGAGTATGCTGGGTTCAGTGAAGCACCTAAACGTATGCATTTTTGGTCAGCTGTCTCAGCTATTGCTGGAGCGCTAAGACGGCGGGTATGGCTGAACATGGGCTATTATCGTTGGTGTGTGAATCACTACATCGTTTTTGTGGCCCCTCCAGGTATAGTATCTAAATCAACTACTGTAGCAATCGCGATGGATATTCTGCGAAAGGTGCCAGGTATAGCTTGGGGACCAGATATTGTTACATGGCCTGCTTTAGTTACAGCCTTCGCAGCCTCTATGGAATCGTTTACTGTAGAAGAAGATTACCATACTCAGTGTGCTCTTACTCTAGAAAGCTCTGAGTTTGGTAACCTTGTTAATCCAACTGATCGAGAAATGATTGACCTACTGGTGACATTATGGGATTCAAAGCAGGGCGGGTTCAGCAAGGTAACCAAGAACTCGGGGAGCGACAAGATCGAAAACCCGTTCATAAACCTGATCGCTTGTACAACCCCCGCATGGATAGCCGGGAACTTTCCAGAATATGTCATAGGTGGCGGATTCACTTCTCGATGTCTGTTTGTTTATACAGATCAGAAGGAAAAACTTGTGGCCTACCCAATTTATCATATTCCTCCAGGAATGAAAGAGACGCAAGCGAGGTTGGCCGCGGACTTGGAGCACATCGCTACAAATCTTGTCGGGCCGTATGTGCTGTCGGGAGAGGCGAGGGAGTGGGGGGAGAGCTGGTATCAACATCATTACAGCCATCCGCCGGCCGCCCTCCAGGACGAGAAGTTCGGAGGGTATCTGGCGAGGAAGCAGACCCATTTGCACAAACTGGCGATGATAATTGCGGCGGCAACGCGGGATGAACTGGTGATTACGGCAGAGGATCTTCAGCTGGCGAACGTCCAAATCACTGACCTTGAGGTTGACATGCCCAAGGTCTTTGCCCGAATCGGGAGGAGTGAAGATTCAATACAAGCTGAGAGGCTGGTTCAGTTTGTGATCAAGAACTCTCCAGTGAGCTACTCGGCGGCCTACCAGTTCATTCATCACGCCTTCCCTTTCTGCAGTGATTTCGAAGGCATCGTTGTGGGAGCAGCACAAGCGGGGCTGATTAAATTCAACAAAGAGACTTGGATGTTGATGAAGCCTTGAGTGGTGTACGTGCAAAACGGACGGATAATCCACGTACATCAAACCGCCCTGATCCTTGCCCCCAGATCACTCGCCAGATAAACACCCCAAGAAGGCAGGTTTGTGTGAGGGGCGAAGAAGTCCGAATGCCCCGAGACCTTTGGGAGCAAAGGAGTTGCCCCGCAATCAACGTTGGTGATCAGAGGATCACTGCCCTCATACCCTCCGTGACCCATTTCCCCCCAGACCGGATCGACAATGCCGAGACGCTGGGCGATCTGTGCCGCCTCCGTGATCTGGTCGCCGGGGTTGAAGTAAACCCTGATCCACGGGCAGCCCGCCGGCCGAGTGATTTTCTGCTCCAGCGCCGCGTTGATAAAGATCGCGCCGGCGACCACTACCCCCTGGCGCATCAGGTCGTAGGCGATTGCGCAGCCATTCGAATGGCCAATGATTATGTCCTTCGGGCCGATGTAGGGCATTAAGGCTCCAACGATAATCGGGTTGACCAGCCTGGTTTCGAGACCCAAGATGTAGCCGTAATCGGGATACTTGACCTCCCACTTCGACAGAAAAGGGATCAAGCCTTCGACCAGGCTTGTCCCTTCGGTGTGGATTCCATGGATCAGGTGGATCACGGAGCCGCGACCGCCGCCGTCGAGACTGCTGCAGAGCCTTGAAGAGCCTGGAGCTTGGCTGTGAGGGCAGCTACCTCTTGCTGCAGCAACGACGTAGCTCCGGCGAGTAAGGCCGCTGGCGCGTTGCCGAGGACATAAGCCTCGGCGGCCTCAACACCCAGAACCCCAGGTTGCTTCTCTAAAATCTGCAGCGCTCCAATGGCTACAGGAAGCAAATCAACCTCCAAATTACTCTTGATCAGATCTAGAAGACTGTTGACATTACTCATCTGCGTTCTCCTACTTTTTAAGTGTTTCATCGACCATCGTACGAAATTCGCCACTTGTGGCAGCACGCTCCTTCTCCATCGCAACACCCTCGTTGCGGCCTTGGAGCAGGTTCGAGGTAGCGGTGGCGGCGACCAGAGCGTCTTTCATGTGGTTCGTAGCCACCTCAACCGTTTTCACATTGGTCTTGACTTCTGCGACTGTAGCAACCACTGCATTCAAGACATCGTGAGTAAGAGCTTGAGCCTCATGAACAGTATCGACCTTGGCGATAGCTGTATCGACCTTTTTATCAGTAGCCTCTCCCTTCGCGGTGTTGATGTCTATCTTGCCGGAATTGCGAATGCTGATATAAACCCCAGCCATCGAGGTGACGAAGGCGGCGAGGGCGGAGAGAAGAGTGGTGATTTCTGCTACTGTCATGTGAACTCCGCTTTTAACTTATCAATCTCTTCAATCACCCAGTCCACCTTCTCTACAATCACGGTGATTTGGCTTTGAAAATCACTCAGCACAGCGTTGGTTGCGTCATTAGCGCTGGATAGATTCGTCCTAGCCGCCTCGATCGCGGCAAGCATGACAGCAAGGTCTGTAACGGTTCCTCTGAGGGCTTCCAGAGTCTTAACCGCCTTCTCATAACGGGTTATTCGACTCAATGAAGCACCGAGCCGCCGGCTCGATTAAGGGCCTCGGCGATGCAGAGCAGTAAGACCGAAATCCAAAGGATCGGCGCCGGACGCATGGCAGATAGAATGGCAATGATTGCTGCGCCGATGATTAAGACAAATACAAGCCCAACTATAATACTCATGATAATTTCCTCAGATTAAACAGTCGGATAAGACCCACAGATGGTCAACCCTACACACGATGCCGGGAGGGGGATATTACTAAGCGCCCCCGTTCCCGGCGCCCACTGCCACAGACTGATCGTGGTGGCATTCTGATTCACGTTCCCCTGCAGCATGTTGCCCGCCGTGATCGGCAGACCGTTGGCGCGAATCGTCACTGCGTAAATCGTTGAGTTAGACGAGGTGTACGGCAGCCCGTTGATCTGGATGCTGCCGGTGCCCGTATGCGCGGTCCAGGCTAGGTTGATCTGAAACTCAACCATGTCGTCGAGCAGCGTGTACTTTCCGATCTGCGAGGTGTAGGTGCCGACTCCCGCGGTCGTCGTACCCACTGCCGTGACGGTGAAGATGCCGCGATTTTGGAACGTATTATTGAACACATTGACGAGGGACACGCTGCCAGAAAGAACTGTTAATCCTTCGTTGAAGTTATTGTTATTGATCAGCACATTGGTCGAAGCCGCAGTGGCGTCATCGGTCAGAATGCTGGAGCCATTGGTGTTGCCGTTGGTGGTATTGCCGACGACTGTGCCGTTGCCAGAATTAGCACCAACGTAAATGCCGTAGCCAGAGTTATTATAGCTTACGTTACCTGTAACGCTGCAGTAGGCAGAACCGAAGAGATGAATGCCTGAGCCGTTCGAGCCCACGCCGCCGCCCAAGACTCCGTAGACCACATTGCCAGTTACGCTTGAATAGTTACAAATTTCAATGTTGATACCGACGGCCTGGTTGGTAGGGCCTAAGCAGTTGTAGACGATATTATTCGCACATACTGCATACACATCTGCCCCACCAGTTCCTTCGATATCGATGCCGTTATACAAGCTGATGTTATAGAACAGGTTCCCGGTGACGATGACGTTTTGCGCAGGATAAAAGAGTGAGATCCCTTGGCCCACGTTATAGCCGGTGCAATTGCTGATCTGCCAGTTCTTGCCCCCGCCGCCTACCCCGCCGCAGGCGAAGGCATTGTCCGACCACTCGTGTGCGGTCACGGCGTAGATGCGCACGCTATCGACGTAGTTGCAGAGCACACCGCTCCCGGTGGTATTGCCGGTGCCGTAGGTGCCCGCGCCTACTAGCTGCACGTTATCGACCTGGGCGTTCGCCAGGTGCGTACCAGAAGTACCAGTAAAGGTAATGCCGCTATAGCGGTGGGTGGTATCGGTAAAGTTAATGATCGAAGAAGGTCCGTCACCTGTAACACGTACGTTAGAAGCGGTAATATTGACGTTAGTGCTACAGGTGTAAGCCCCTCCTGGCACGTAGATGGCTCCACCTGCAACGCTTGCAACCGCAATAGCCTTGGTAAAGGCGTTTACATGATCAGGATCGGCTAGAGCTTTATAGCGTAGCAGGTTTAAAGGTGCGTAGCTAAGATTGGCTGGTGTGACTGAAGCCGTCACTTCGGCGGCGGTTTGCGGGTATAACTGGCCGCCGATATAAGCCTGGTTAACCGCCGCCAGCGAGGTTCCTCCAAGCGCAGCCAAGCCCGCCGCCGCCGTCGTTTGACCAGTTCCGCCGCCAGCAATCGTCATCGGCGGCGAAATCCCCAAAGCAGTCAAAGCCTGTGCTGGAGTCGACGCTCCAGCCATGACAGAGTTGACCAGCACGTCGACTGCATTCAGCCAAGCCGCCGACACATCCGGGCCGACTCCATCAACGTAATTCTTTGGTGTAAAGGTCATGAGTAGAAAGACTCCACCGGGATATGAACGTTATTTCCAGGGATCATGCAGCCTGGGATGGCGAGGCCAGGGATAGCCGACCGGTCGTTGATGGTGCAGAAGGTGATGTTGATATCGTTATCTGGTTGAACCCAAGGCGGGGTTTGAATGTCCTGAACTCCGCGAACAAAATCTTGGGGCTGCCGCGGCTCGTTACAGCGAGGATGCCGCCACATTCCTTGCCAGTTTCTGACCAGCTCAGAAGCCTTAGCCTTTGCACCACATATGCTGCAACGGGCGTTCCAATCTCCAGGTTGCCAGAAATCAGCTGGGCCTTTAACCAGACTACCCATAAGTCATTCCCTCGGCGAAGCCATGCTTTTGAAGCTCGGGAAGTTCTGCTTCAAGGCGTTTCCCAATATCTGTACGGAATAAGATATTGCTTGGCCATTTGATTTCCCAAGCAATATCGTATGCCGCCTTCGCCGCCGCCTCGACTGTT